CGTGGGTGATCAAGTGCGGCCGCGAGAACCGCTGCGGCGCCGTCACCCACGTCAAGGAGGAATACAAGGAGCTGTTCGAAAGCTGGACCGAGCGCTACCAGCCCAGCGACGACGCCCAGCGCAAGGCCAACCCGACCGCCGTGGCGGACGGCTACCTGCGCGACGGCCGCGGGTTCGATCTGGTCCGGATCCGCGGCTGGTACACGCAGGACAGCTACTACGACCATGAGATCCAGCAGGGCACCACCACGGTGCGCTTCGCCCTGCCGAACGGGTTCTGGGAGCGCCTGCTGGACAAGCCCTGGCGGTTCGGCAAGCAGAAGGCGCGCATCGTCGGCACCTACGCCGGGCAGGCGTGGGTGCCGCCGGTACTGACCATGGCAGAGCTGACAGAGGCGCGGGAGATCTGGATCACCGAGGGCATATTCAACAGCATCGCCCTGCATCACATTGGCCACGTCAGCATCAGCAACCTGAGCTCCGGCAACTACCCGGACCAGTTCCTCGCCGAGCTGGCCGAGGCCTGCAAAGCCGCCGGCAAGAAGCGCCCGACGCTGATCTGGGCGCTGGACTCCGACCGTGCCGGGCGCAAGTTCACGCTCAAGCACGCCGCCCGGGCCAAGCAGGCCGGCTGGACCTGCGAAGCCGCGCAGACCGGCAGCAGCCGCGATTGGAATGATCTGCTGCAGCTGGAGCAGCTGGGCGATAAGAACATCGAGCACTACCGCTATCTGGGTGATCTGCTGCTGGCCAGCACGCCCGCCGAGAAAGCCCTGCTGATCTACAACAAGCAGGAGCGCCGGGAGTTCTGGTTCGAGTTTGGCGGCCGCACCTGGTGGTGGAAGCTGGATATGGACGCCTATGACCGCGAGATCCGCCGCGACGGCGCGGATGGTGCCGAGCAACTGACAGAAAAGGAACGCGAGAGCGCCCTGAAAAACGCCGGCGTTCTGACCTGCATCTGTGATGCGACGCTGACGCCGCTCTATTTTCAAGCGAACCGGGTGACCGATGAGAGCTGGTATTACTACCGGATCGAGACGCCGGATGAGGCGATTCACAAACACGCCTTCACACCGAAACAGTTGACCAGCTCCACCGAGTTCAAGAATCGATTGCTGGGCATCAAGGGCGCGCTCTGGACCGGCTCCGGCAAGCAGCTGGACCGGCTGATGCAGGAACAGATGGCGGGCCTGCGCACCGTCGAGACGATTGATTACATCGGCTACACCAAGGAGCACGGCGTGTATGTGTTCAACGAGGTGGCGATCAAGGACGGCAAGGTGGTGGCCATCAACGATGAAGACTTCTACAGCTTCGGCAAGTTGTCGCTCAAGACGCTGGCGAACTCGCCGGAGCTGCACATCAACACCGATACCAGCGACTACCGCCCGGAATGGGCGCGGCAGGTGGCCCGTGCGTTCGGCCCGGCCGGTGTGGTCACCGTCGCCTGGTGGCTGGGCAGCCTGTTCGCCGAGCAGATCCGCGCCCACCACAAGAGCTACCCGTTTTTCGAGCTGGTCGGCGAGGCCGGCGCCGGTAAATCCACGCTGATCGAGTTCCTGTGGAAAACCTGCGGCCGCGCCGACCATGAGGGTTTCGACCCGAGCAAGTCGTCGATCGCCGCCCGCGGCCGTTCGTTCGCCCAGGTCAGCAACCTGCCGATCGTACTGATCGAGGCCGACCGCGAAAGCGACAAGGCCAAGGCGCGCCAGTTCGACTGGGACGAGCTGAAAACCGCGTTCAACGGCCGCGCCATCCGCAGCCGGGGCGTTAAGAACAGCGGCAACGATACCTACGAGCCGCCGTTTCGCGGGTCGATCATGATCAGCCAGAACGCGCAGGTGGAGGCCAGCGAGGCGATCCTCTCGCGTATCTGCCACATCACCGTGACCCGCGCCCACCAGAACGCCGACACGAAGGTGGCCGCCGAATGGCTGGAGCGGATCCCGACCGAGAACGTCAGCGGGTTTCTGCTGCAGGCCACCAGGGCCGAGAAGCAGATTCTGGAGGCGTTCAACGAGTTCGCCCCCCACTACGAGAAGCAGCTGCTGGCCCTGGACGAGATCCGCATGATCCGTATCGCCAAGTGCCACGCCCAGCTGCTCGCCCTGCTCGACTGCCTGAGCGACCGGGTGCTGGGCCTGCTGCCGGAGCCGATCATCGCCGAGGCCCGCGAGTTCATCGTGGAAATGGCCAAGCAGCGTCAGGCGGCACTGAATGCGGACCACCCGCTGGTCACCGAGTTCTGGGAGGCGTTCGACTACGTCGAATCGATGATGAGTGGCGAGAAGTCGCTGAACCACTCAAAGAGCCCGACGCGCGAGATCGCAGTGAACCTCAAAGAGTTCGAACGCTGGTGTGGCGAATTCAAGCTGCGCGCGCCCGATATGCGGCAATTGAAGGGGCTGCTGCGTTCCAGCAAGGCACGCAAATTCATCGCCGCTAACCACTCGGTCCACTCACCAATCGCACAGAAGACCGTCAAATGCTGGGTGTTCGAGAACACCAGGGAGAAACGCCATGACTGACCGCATCATCACGCCGACCGACGTGCCGGCCCGGCTGGACCTGCTCGGTGAGCGGATCTACCGCATGAACCCGGAAGACCACACACCGCTGATGGCCCACATCGTCGGCGGACTGAAGGGCAAAGCGCGCTTCGCGCCCGAGTCGCTCATCGACGCGATCGAGGTGCTGGAGCTGGCAATGGAAAGTTTTGAGGAGGGCCGAACGGCCTGAAATGAAAGCGGCCCCCGCACCGCCAAGCACAAGGGGCCGCACGTTAATGGAGCAACTGAGATGAAGACCACTAACGCTGGAACATTCGATTCTACTGCCGCCGGCAAAGCGATAGCAATCGCGCTGATCGCCGGCATGTCCCCGGAAGCCAAAGCCCGGTTGAGCGCAATACTGCGCGAACGCCAGGCAAACCGCACAGCTAACCGCAACACAGGTACCGCCGCATGAACGCGACTATCTCTCTGAATAATGGTGTAGCCCAGCTGGCTACCGCCGAGCCGAGCAAAGCCGAACAGGCCCGCCGCCTGGAGCTGTTCGAAATCGCCCTGCGCGAGGAGCGAATTGCGGAGTTGGAAGATCGCATCGACTTCTATGAGGAGCAGATGGCTACCGACCGAGAGGAGAGCCATTACCAGATCGGACAGCTGAGAAAGCAGATCAGCACCCTGCAGCTCGAGTGCCAGAAGCTGACCGACTTCAACGCCGAGCTGCAGGCCGCCGGTAACCAACTGGCCGACGAGCGCGAGACGCTGCAGGCGGAAGTTGAGCGGCTGTCAGTACAAGCCGTTGCCCGCGATCGCATCACAGAGAAAGCGCTATCTGCCCAGCGCAGCGCGGAGGCGGAGCTGAAACGCCTCAAGCAGCTGGACCCGGACGGCATGAAAAAGCGCCTGGACAAACACAAGCGCAAAGCGGCCGAACTCGCCGACGCCAACGCCGAGCTGCGCGCGAAGAACCACGCACTCGTGAAAGAAAATCGAAAGCTGCACATGGCATTGGACAAAGCCTGCGCGGACATCAACGCCGCCCAGAAGCTGGAACCGATCCGCGTGACAGAGCCGCCCCGCCTCGGCCGATGGGAGCTCTACAGCTGCGAGCAGGAAGGCGCCTACCAAGTGCTGGACCTCGAGAACGAAACCAGCCGCACCGTTCGCGTGGGCAAAGACGGCGAGCTGACCGTGCCCAAACTGCGCCCGGTACCGAAGGCAATCGCCAGCTGGGTGGTCGAGGTTCACAACGAGTATTTCGGAGGACAGATCAATGGCTAATCCACTGGTTCAACTGGCGTTCGACCACCACCTGCGCGCAGAGAAGATCGTACATCTGGCCACCATGGCCTGCTGCGATCCGATGGCCGACATCGCCCAAGAGGCATTCGAGGATGACTGGGAGCAGATCCGGTCTGCGCTGCAGATCAACCCACCAGACCTCGATCGGGAAACGATCGCCGAACACCTGATGATGAGCGGCCGGCTCGGCTTTCTGGTGCAGATCGGCATGCCGGTGCCGCACCGGTTCACAGAGGGTGGCGGGTACCTGCATCACGGCTTCGGCCACTACCACTGCCACTGGTTCTACGGCGACACCATCGAGCAGGTCTTCGAGAAAGCCGCGAAGTACCAAACCGAATATGTAGAGCGCAAACGCGCTGAAGCTGAAGCCAAGGAGGCCACATCATGCTGATCCTGACCCGCCGCATCGGCGAAACCCTGATGGTCGGCGACGACATCACCGTCACCGTCCTGGGCGTGAAAGGCAACCAGGTCCGCATCGGCGTCAACGTCCCGAAAGACGTGGCCGTCCACCGCGAGGAGATCTACCAGCGCGTGCAGCGCGAGGAAGAACTCAAGCGCACCTGCGACCACTGGCTGGTCCAGTGGCAGGCCGGCAACGGCTGGCTCACCGTCGAGGAGATCGACAACTACAACGACGCCGACACCGTGCTGATGGAGCGCCAGAACGAATACCCGCGTCAGCAATGGCGCGTCATCCCAGCACAGCAGGCAGGAGGTGCAGCATGACCGACACCACCGATACCCAGCTGCTGCGCAACCGCATCACGCAGCTGGAATGCACCCTGTACCTGGCGCTCGACGCCCTCGAGTTCGACGCCGGCGACTGGAAGCCGGAATCGATCGAACGCCACCAGCGCGAGCAGATCGCGCTGGCCCGCAAACACCTACGCAACGCCTTCGACCAGGAAGCGATCGAGCGCCTGACCGAGCAGTTCAAACGGATGGCGGAGAGCAGCACGACACAGTGCGAGGAGTGCGGTACCGAAGCCAAATGCTCACCGGTACCGCTACTGGCCGGCGGCGATCGTTGGATGTGCCCGGAGTGTCGGGCCGAGGTTGCTGGGCATCAAATCATGGGAGGTGAGTCATGAACCACACCGAATTCACAGCCCGCTACCGCGACGCCGTGGAGTGCCTGCTGCCGATCGCGATGACCGACACCAGCGGCGGCCGCGCCGCTGCACAGGTGTTGCTGAGCACGTTCAACGCGCATGAGTTCCACCTGGACCCGACCGATCTGAACCTGCTGGATAACGAGCCGCTGAAGGCCGCCTTCGAGGTGCTGCAGCTGCGCGTGCTGCTGAGCATGGAGCCGCATGAGGTGCTGGACGACGGCGACGCCCGCTTCCTGCAGGTGTGGGCGCGCTGGGAAGGCCTGCGCATCTGCAACCGGTACCGGAAGGAGGTGCGCCATGTGTCCTAACTGCATCGAGGCGATCTGCACGAACCGCTGCGACACCCACCAGGGAGAGGAGATTCCCATGTTGAACATCGAGCTACACGAGATCCCCGGCGCTGTCGGGGATGAGGAGCCGATCCGGCCCCAAAACGAAGCCCCGGCGCATCGCGCCGGCGGCGCTTGCGACTGCACCGCGATGTGTGGCGATGACCCGTGGATCCGTGACGGACGGGCAACGCCCTGCGCTAACTACGTGAAGGCGAAACACCGGAGCGAGCGCCCCAGGCGGATCGAGGCCTGGAAGAGCACCAGCGCCGACGATCTGAAGAGCACCCTGCGCTGTCTGGTGGATCGGAACCCGGCTGACGCCGCCGAGGACTGCCTATATGCCCTGCGCCACGGCGAGGTGACTGGCAAAACCCACCGCAAGCACATCGCCGCCGCCCTGCGCACCGCCGCCACCCGTCTGGAGGTACAGAGCCATGACTGAACTCTACGCGCGCATCCACCCCATGAGCCGGTACGCTGGCCAGGACAACGGCGAGCCCTTCCCTGTACGCCTGCACGAGTATCTGAACGACGGCTACATCTGGCAGGGCGGCCCCGGCGGTCAGTACCGCCACTCCGACCTGCAGCTGTTCGTCAAAGATGGCGACGAGCTGCTGCCGATTCGTCACGTCACTCAGACCGGCGAGGACCTGGAAGTGATCGACATGTGCCTGGCCAAGTACACCAAGCGCGCCAAGCGCGGCGACATGCACCCTGAGTTCGCCATCAGCTGGGCCCGCAAACTGCGCTACCAGCTCGAGCAGATCGAGGAGCTGGCCGTGGCCAACTGGGTAGAGGAGGAAGACGACTGATGACCAACCTCGCCCATCAACTCGACGCCTTCGCGCCGCCGATCGAGATCCCGGCGCTCCCGCAAGCGCAATGCAACAAATACCGGGCTGCCAGCCAGGCCACCAGTTGGGCGCATCGCGTCCAACTGGATGACCGCACCTGGTGGCAGGTGGCGATCGCTCGCATCGATCAGTGTTACTACACCGGTACCGGCTACGGCCACACAACCGGTGGCAGCTGCGGCCCGGTGTTCTGTCGCGGCACCGCCTACTACAGCCCCGCCCGCGCCCTGCAGGGCGCCCTGCGCGAGCTGCTCGACCAGCTGCGCCGGCACGACTGGATCGGCTATGCCGATCGTCAGCTGCTGGTCGGCAGTATCGAAGCTGAGCTCTCGCGGCCTATTGTGGATGGAGGTGCCAATGCAGCATAAAGGCGGCCCCCTCGCCCGCCGCGCGGCGATGCTCTGCCAGGACAGCCAGTTCCGGCTGTACCTGGACCGCCGGCGCCGGGCCAAATTCAACATGGATATCCCGGACGGGACGCATACGGAGCTGGATGCGCGCGAGTTCATCACTCAGGCCTGCGGCATCGAGAGCCGTGCCGAGCTGGATCACAACCAGGCAGCTGCCGCACAGTTCCGGAAGATCATGCAGGCATACGGCCGGTACCGACACGTCACAAGCTCAGGAGCGCACGATGATTGAACAGCAAGAGCGCCTGATGCCACTGCACGAATGGCGCACAACCCGATTCACAACCCCACCATCACGCTCTACCGCAAAGCGGTGGTGCGAAAACGGTCATATTCCTGCCAAACTGATAGGCGGGAAGTGGTACGTCAGAGTGGAACAGGAGCTACGATCGACGGGCGATGAGCTGGTCGACCAGGTACTCAAGGACATGTGATGGCAGCACGCAGACGAAGCGGAAAAAATCAGGATCTCGAGCCGAATCTGCACGAGCACGGGGGTTATTACAAATACCGTAACCCCCAAACAGGCCGGTATCACGGCATGGGATCAAATCGGAAAAAGGCGATCGCGGCGGCACGAAAGCTGAACGCGATGCTGATGCCCACCAACGACCTGGTCAGCCGGGTCGTTTCTGACAACGCCCACCTATTCGGCGAGATCCTCACCCGGTACCGGCAAGAGTACCTGCCGACCAAGAAGCTGAAACCCAAGACGCTTGAGGAGACGATCTATCGTCTTAACCGCCTGGAGCGGGATCTGAAAGACAAGCCTGTGCAGGAGATGTCGGTGAAGTTCGTCGCCGACTACCTCGATCAGGGGTTCAAGAACAACGCCTATATCAAGTTCCGCGGGCTGCTCTCCGAAGTGTTCAAGTTCGGCATCACCAAGGGCCTCACCGACGACAACCCGATTCAGCACACACTGGCGAAAGCCGCAGAAGAGAAGGCGCGCCGGCCACTGAGCATGGAATGGTATACCGCCATCTACGCCCAGGCACCGGATTGGCTGCAGGTGGCCATGGACTTCGCGCTGATCTCACTGCAGCGCCGCGGCGATATCTGCGCCGCCAAGTTCGAAGACATCGAGGGCCAACACCTGAAACTGATCCAGCGGAAGACCGAGAAGCACGGCCACCGGGCACACCTGAAGATCGCGATCGGGAGCTCACTGGATGCGGTGATTCGGCGCAGCCGGCTATCAGGCATCGCCAGCCCGTTCATCATCCACCGCCGGCCGCAACGGATTCGCCGCAGCAAATCGATGGAGCACTGGACGCAGGTACGCCCGGAAACCCTCTCCAAAGAGTTCGCCAAGGCCCGGGACAAAGTGCCAGAAATCAAGCGCCTCCCGGCCGAAGAGCGCCCGACTTTCCACGAAATCCGCGCCCTGGGCGGACACCTCTACCTCGAGGTCGGCTTCTCCGACGAATACGTGCAGACCCTCATGGGCCACAGCACCCTCACCATGACCCACCACTACACCGACCGCCACGTCGAATGGACGCTGTGCGAGGCCGCCCTACCCGTATGAGCCACTCAGGCGGGTACTGTATATCTCCAGAATTTCTCCAAAATTTCTCCACAAACGAAAACAGCCGCTCCGTCATGTGACGTAAGCGGCTGTTTTCTTTACGAATTCTGGTAGGACTAACTGGACTCGAACCAGCGACCCCCACCATGTCAAAAACGACCCGTAACGGCCGTAACCATCTGTTTTATAAAACGTTATCAGCTAATGCCATAGGTGCGACACGCCTCCAAACGGTCCTTTATGAATCAAATGGTTACAGCAGGCGTAACCACTGTATAGCTCCAGTCATCAGGCAGGCAGCAAGAGAGCCAGCACGATGGAGCAGAACATCGGATCGAGAAAAGATCTCGATCTCTACGCGACGCCTATGCGCGGGCGCGTGTAGTAAATTTTTCAGGTGGCCATCGGAAAAAGGTGACAAAGGTGATGGAGCGGCAAAGTCGGGCGCAATGCTTTGATATACAAGGCGATTCGGCAAGCCGCGAAAGGTGACAAATCGGTGATTGAAAGGTTACGTGTCACCTTTTTAAGAAGTGATATTTCTATATTCATAATCTCTTTATATTCAAAGACTTAAAAATCCGTCACCTTTTGCGTCACCTCATATCACCTTTTGAAGGTGACAAATATCACCAACAAAATCAGACATTTACAGCCGATTTTCAGCGTTATCACTTTTGTCACCTTTCTCCGATGCCGAAACGAAAAACATCTCCAGAGCCAGCACCCTCTGAGAGGCTCTATAACGCCCTCTAGCCCGCATGATTCCGCAACATTCCAGTGCCCTGCCGAAGCCGAGAACAGCCCGCAGCGGCCGCCTCCTTCAGCCGTTCATGCACTGAAGAAAAACCTATCCGACAAGCACCGCAGGCGTGGAGGGGGACGAGCGCTGTTCTGCGGCGGCAGGGGTGGCCGGCGGGTGCTGGGATCGGGATGCGGTGGCTGGGGTCCGTCTATTGGGGGCCGGCCCAGACCTGGGCCAGTGCCGATCGACTGGCGGGCTCCGGCTGCTGGTGGATCGGTGGCTGGTGGCCGATGCCGATATCGGTGCTGGGCTGCGAGCGAGCCCTGGCAAGAGGCGCAAAACGAGCGGGATACGGGCGTAAAAAAAGCGCCTAAACCGGCGCTTTTATCAACTATTTCATTGGGTTATATGCTATAATTCTTGCGAAGCCCTTTTTATTTAAAGGGCGGAATTTCTTGTATTGTCGGCGATCTCTTCGATCACATATGGGTCGAATCTCACCACCTCCTCGCCGATCCAATCGTTCAGTTCTTGGAACCTGCTCTGCAGCGGTTGCAGCTCGTTGCGGGCGAATACCTTGGCCGCTTTCTCCACATCACCGAAGCCGCCCACGTTGCTGGGCATGATGCCCATCAGCACCGGTGGCACGCGGTGGGCGGCCAGCATGTCGTCGCGGGTGACGTTCTTGATGTTCATGATGTCATCCTTGGCCGCCACCTCGCTGATCGGGATCACCTGCAGGCCATCCTTCTTGCCGTTCGGCGCATACATGAAGAGATTGCGGAAGTTGCCCGGCCCCTTCGATTCCTTCAGTGCCTTGCGCAGGTTGTCGACATCATCCTCGTCCTGGGCGGTGTCGGTCATGTAGAGGATGAAGCCTGCGTGGGAGCCGTTCAGGTAGTACTTGCGGCGGAACAAGGTAGCCGACTCGTTCAGCCAGGCGCTGTTGAGTGCAGCTAGGTACTCCGGCAGGCCGTAGATCTCTTGGTTGATATCGGGCTCCATGAGGTGAAACACGCTGCCGGGTTCAAACGGGTGCTCATCTCCCCAGCCCCGGACAAACCAGTAGGTGTCCAAGTCCAGCCCGCGCTTGGTGTACTTGGCCAAGCTGGGTTCCAGCTTCATCGATCGGCGCAGCCGGTTCTGCTGGTTTTCCATGTAGCCATTGCCGAATACCACATAGTCGAGCGCCCAGCGCCGGAACGCCTGCCGACTCAGGAGGCGATGCGGGATGAACGACGATGTCAGGATGTTGACCTTGAAGTACATCGGACTGCTCTGATGCACCGCTGCCCGGAACGACTTGGCCAGGCCGCTGAAGCTGAGCGGTGTCTCATACCACTTATCCACCTGGTAGCACTCGATGTAGTCGAGGATCTCCCGTTTATCGAGTACCGGCGTCGGGTCGCCGAAGCTGAACGCCTCGACTGACTGCTTATTTCGCTTCTTTGCCATTAGTAGATCTCCATGATGCTCTTGCCGGTACCGGAGACGGTACCTTCGATATCAAGCGGGGCTTTATCCAGGGCGTGCATGACGGCCCACGCCAGATCGGCATGGCCGACTGAGCCGTTGCGCCCTGCCGTGAACGTGATATGGCGACCGCTGGCGGTGGTGGTTTTGCGGATCGCCATGAATGACTGGGCGATGTCGACCCAACCGGCATCGAACTCGAGTCGGCCTTTGCTGATCAGGTTGTAGGCCTTCATCACCAGCTGGTTTTTTATCTCTGGGTTGTACTGGTACTGGGTCGCGGCGGGGAAGAATTTGCGCACCAGCTGGTAGACGGCGCTGCCGATCCCGGTGGTGTCGATGCCGATGTGGGTGACGTTGTATTTCCGGGTGAGCCGGCGGATCTGCTCCGCCTGGTCTTCATAATCAAGCCCGCGCAGCTGCATCCGCTCGATGATGCGGTACTTTCCGCCCGCCTTGTCCGCCGGCAGGATCACAGCGAGGCCTGCGTTATCGCCGGTGTCGCTTTCGCCGTTGGGATCGTAGCCGATCCAGACCGGTGCATTGCCCACCGGTCGCGCTGCGAACGGCTTGAAGTCGCTCCACTCCTCCCAGCTGTCGACCATGCAGCGCTGCATCATCATCATGCCGAAGATGCTGGCGTTGTCGTCGACGAACTCGCACATCAGCAGGTTCTGCCACTCCGGTTCGGAGTACTCCAGGCGCAGCTGGTCCAGATCAAACAGATCGCAGCCCTGCTCCATCGCATCCAGCACGGTGACGATCTGCCGCCACTGTCCATCCTCGCAGAGCCGACCGTCTTTCAGTGCTGCGTGGCTGATGTCGAGATCGATCCGCTCCTTCTTCGGCTTGCGCTTGTTGAACAGCTCGCCGGACCAGTACGGATATGCGTCATGGCTCAGGCTCGACGGCGTGCTGAAATAGGTCTGGCGCCACTTCTTGTGCATCGCCATGCCGCTGGCGACCTTGCGCAGCTCCTGGAACTTGTAGGTCCAGAAGTACTCGTCGAAATAGAGGTTGCCGTGGTAGCTCTGCGCCGTGCGGGCGTTGGTACCGAGGAAGTAGAGTTTCGCGCCGTTGGACAGCTCGATCGGGTCGCCGGTCAGATCCCACTCGGCCACGTCCATCGCGTAGGCGCGGATGTACTCTTTGAACACATGGGCCTGCGCTTTCGAGGCCGACAGGAAAATCTGATTCCGCCCGGTCTCGACCGCATCGAGCAGCGCCTCGCGGGCGAAATAGTACGTTGCGCCGATCTGGCGCGACTTGAGGATGTTCCGGATCCGGTGCAGCTCGCCGGCCCGGAACCAGTGTTTCTGGTACCCGAACAGCTCGTCGAAGAACGCCGCGCGCAGCTTCTCGGCGATCTCATCCGTGACCTCGTTTTTGACCTTCTTCCTGCGCTCGCCGCTATTGCGGTTCGCCACTTTCGGGTTCAAATCACCCTCATGACCGCCCGGCTCCTCGTACCGGCGCACCCGGGCGAGGCGTTCGATCTGCCGACCGAGCAGGTCGATCTCCTTAAAATCGCGGCCCTCTTTGGGGTCTTTCATTACGAGCTGGATCAGTCTAGCCTCAAGAGCGCCCTCCACCCGCTCGATCGGCTTGGCCTCGTCCCAGCCGTCGCGCTTCTTCCAGCTGTGCAGCGTGGCGGGTTTTTCCCCCAGCAGTTCCGCGATTCTGGCCACGCGGAAGCCCTGCCAGTACAAGTGTTTGGCAGTGCGGCGCGGATCCAGATCCGGCTGTTCGGCAGTTTTGACGATTGCGTTCATGGCGCCAGATTACAGGCGCTGCGCCCAACTCCCGTTCCGTTCCTTGTGTAGCCACGCCGGTTACATGTGCACCCAATTGAGTGCACGCGCGTAGACGCCCACCCTAGCCTCATCACACACCGAGAGAGCGCATCCAGCGCGGGGCGGACATTCCCGGCGCTGCGCACCAGGAGAGGACAGATGGCCAAGAAGGCACTCAAAAGCAAATGGTTCCGTGTCGGCGTAGAAGGCGACACCACTGATGGCCGCGAGATTCAAGCCGAATGGCTGGAGCAGATGGCAAAGAACTTCAATCCGGAGAAATACGGCTGCCGCATCAACTGTGAGCACATCCGGGGCCTGGCACCTGACTCACCCTTTGGTGCATTCGGCGACGTGATCGGCCTGAAAACCGAAACCATTGAGATCGATGGCAAGAAAAAACTCGCTCTGATGGCTCAGATCTCCCCGAATGAAGATCTAGTTGCACTGAACAAGAAGCGCAAGAAGGTCTACACCAGCATGGAGATCGACTTCGACTTCGCAAAGTCAGGCGAATGTTATCTCACCGGCCTGGCGATCACTGACTCCCCCGCTTCACTCAGTACCGAATATCTGCAGTTCGCGGCCAATGCTGACCAGAACCCACTGACCTACCGGAAGCAGAAACCGGAGAACGTATTCAGTGCCGCCCGCGAGGTTGAGCTCGAGTTCGAAGAGAACGCCTCCATTCTTGACCGCGTGAAAGAACTGTTCAGCAAGGCCGAGGCGCAGCGCACAGAGCAGGATGCCGACTACACCGCGGCCATCGAAACCGTGGCCAGCGAAGTCGCCAAGCTGCAGGAGCAGTTTTCCAGCCTGATCAGTGGCAAAAGCGCCGGTACAGATCACACCGAGCAGCTCGAAAGACTGAACGCCGACGTGCAGTCCGCGATGGAGAAGATCGAGCAGCTGGAAACCGCGCTCGAAGGTACCCCGAATTTCACGAAGCGCCCGCCTGCGTCAGGGGGCAATGGAGAGCTGAAGGCTGAGTTTTAACCGGCCCCGGCAGAACGGAACGCACCGCCCCTACGACTTGGAGACAGACCCATGCGCACCGAAACCCGCAAAAAAATCGAAGCCTACTACCACACCATCGCGGAGCTGAACGATGTCAGCACCGTGACGCAGAAGTTTGCTGCGGCGCCGAGCGTTCAGCAGACACTCGAGACAAAGATGCAGGAATCCTCTGCGTTCCTGAGCCGGATCAACATGATCGGCGTACCGGAGCTCCAAGGCGAAAAAGTCGGCCTCGGCATCGGCAGCACCATCGCCAGCAACACGGATACCGATAGCCAGGACCGCCAGACGCAGGATCCGACCAGCCTGAACGCAGACGGCTATTGGTGTCGTCAGAACAACTTCGACACCCATATCGGCTACAGCAAGCTGGACACATGGGCCAAGTTCCCTGACTTCCAGCGCCGAATTGCCGAGGCGATCATGAAACGCCAGGCGCTGGACCGCATCATGATCGGCTTTAACGGTACCAGCTATGCCGCCACATCCGACCGCAACGCCAACCCGCTGCTGCAGGATGTGAACATCGGCTGGCTGCAGAAGTACCGCGACAATGCCGCCGCGCGCGTGCTGTCCGAAGTGGTCGCCGCATCCGGCGCGGTCAATGTCTACGCCGGCGGCGACTACGAGAATCTCGACGCCCTGGTATTCGACGCCGTCAACAACATGATCGACCCTTGGTTCCAGGAAGACACCGGTCTGGTGGCGATCATGGGCCGTGATCTGCTTGCCGATAAATATTTCCCGCTGATCAACCAGAGCCAGCCCGCCACAGAGCAGATGGCTACCGATGTCGTGATCAGCCAGAAGCGCGTCGGCGGTCTGCCGGCCGTGCGCGTACCCTTCTTCCCGGCCGGGGCGATTCTGATCACCTCGTTCGAGAACCTGTCCCTCTACTGGCAGGAAGGCGGGCGCCGCCGTCACATTCAGGAAAATCCGAAGCGCGACCGCATCGAGAACTACGAGTCCTCGAACGACGCTTACGTGGTCGAGGACTACGGCTTCGGCTGCCTGGTCGAGAACATCAACACCACCGCGCCCTAACCGGGCGCTCCGGCCCCCGTAATCCATTGAGAGCGAGGTAACGATGATCTCACCAGCCAAGCGCCACGTGATGCGTGTGAAAGCCGCGCAGGAGGCAGCAAAAACCGCCGAGTCAAACGTCCGCCCTGACGCCAGCCAGCACGAGCTGCTGCTGGCTCAGCTGTACGAGCACACCCGCCAGCTGAAGGCGCTGCAGTCGATTCAGGCCCGACAGAAGCTCAAGCGCGAGCTGCTGCCGGACTACGCCCCGTATGTCGCGGGCGTGCTCGAATCCAACGCCGGTGTGTCGGATGACGTGCTGATGACCATCATGCTCTGGCGCATCGATGCCGGCGACTACCCGGGCGCGCTGGAGATCGCCGAGTACGCGATCCGCCACCATCTGCCGATGCCCGATAAATACCAGCGCACCACGGCCACGCTGATCGCCGAGGAGTTCGCCGAGGCCGCCCTGCAAGGCGAGCCGGTACCGGAGCACTTGCTGCGCGATGTCGATGCCCTGGTGCAGGACCAGGACATGCCCGACGAAGTGCGCGCCAAGCTGCACAAAGCGATCGGGCTGCTGCTCGAGGCGAGCGATCCGAAGATGGCCCTGCACTACCTCGAATCGGCACTCAAGCTGCACGACAAGTGCGGCGTGAAGACCAAGATCACACAGCTGACCAAACAGCTGGAAAAGAACAAGCCCGATCCCGATCGGGCTTAACCGAGCGTCCCCGTGCGCCGGGCGGCAGGCGCGTTGAAGCCGGGTTTACCCATCGCTGATACGCGCCTCCACCGCCCACCAATCAGGACACCATCCACAGGACATCACCATGACCGGATTCGTCGCCAACACAGCGCCCGCCGAAGAGACCACTATCGAGAACATTCCGTTCTTTCCCGACGTCTCGCCGGTGGCGTGCCGCGACGTGATGCGGATCGACTCCAGCATCACGCCCGATCGGCTGCGCGCAGCGCTGGTCAGCGCGATGCACGACACCAACCACGATCTGCGCCACTTTCGGGCCGAGCAGGAAGCCGCCGGGTACGCAACGCTGGGCGACGTACCAGCCGACGCGATCGACGGCAGCAACATCAACGTCCAGCTTTACCAGCGCGCCGTCTACAACATCGCCAAGGCGGAGCTCACAGAGCGTTATCGCGACTACGACACCACCCTGCACGGCACACAGCGCGCTGAGGATCTGGACGAGACCATCGACACGTACCGCCGTCAGGCGATTCTTGCGATCCGTAAGATTGCCGGCCGGCAGCGCACTACCGTGGAGCTGATCTGATGGCCACTCAGGTGCGGGCACAGCAAGGCGACACCGTCGACCTGATCTGCTGGCGACACTACGGCCGCACTGGCCGCGTGACCGAGGCCGTCTACGAAGCCAACCCGGGTCTGTGCGAGCTCGGCCCGGTGCTGCCGCACGGCCACCTGATCACGCTGCCAGACATCGCTACCAGCGCGCCGGCAGACAACACAGTACACCTCTGGGATTAGGGAGAACCCCCGATGGCCGAGCCGAGCACCACTGCAGCCACCGTTGTCGCCACTACCGGAATCGGCCTCGCCGCCATGTTCCCGGGCATCGACGGCAACGCACTGATCGGCGCATTCGCCGGCGCGACCCTGTTTGTCATGTCCGCCCGGGAGCTCACGCTCTGGGTGCGCGGCGCGTACCTGCTGATCAGCCTCATCATGGGCTACCTCTCCGCGCCTGAGCTGGTCAACCACCTGCCGATTCAGGCAACCGGCGTTGCCGGCTTCCTCGGCGGCCTGCTCTGCATCACCGTGACCGCACCGCTGGTGCGCCGCCTTGAGGGGGTCGATCTGATCAGACTGATCAAAGGAGGCACCAAGTGAACGCGCTCGACCTGCTGCTGTTCGCCATCTGCGCCGCCAGCTGCCTGCGCCTGCTGTTCTACCGGCGCAGCGGCGCACGCTTCAAACGGCACATCTCCATCGTCGCGTACCTGCTGATCCTGCTCACCGGCGGGCTTGCGCTCGCCCTGCTCACCGGGCGGATCGCCGCCACCGATATCCACCCGCTTGTGATACTGGCACTCGCACTGCTGACCGCCGCCGTCTACTACGCCCGCGGCAACATCGCCCACATCATCCGAATGACGAGGATCCACCGATGGAACTGATCACGCTCGGCGACGCGGGACAAGAGGTCCGCACGCTTCAGCAACGCCTGCAAGCCGCCGGCTATGACGTGGCCATGGACGGCGACTTCGGCCCCAACACCGAGGCAGCCGTGAAGCAACTGCAACGCGATCGCAATCTGGTCGAAGACGGCATCGTCGGTCCGAAGACAATGGCCGCCCTGCTCGGCCGCGACACCCGCCACCTGCTCAGCCAAACCGACATCGAGAGCGCAGCAGAGCAGCTCGGCGTCGACATCGCCACCGTGCACGCCGTGAAAGCCGTGGAAAGTCGTGGCCGCGGCTTCCTTGATGACGGACGCCCGGTGATCCTGTTCGAACGCCACATCATGCGCCGGCGCCTGGCGAAAAACGGATTCAACCGCGGCGAGATACACGCCCTGTGCACCCGCTACCCCGGGCTGGTGAGCAAGACCCCGGGCGGCTATCGCGGCCTGGCTGCCGAACACTTCCGCCTGAACAACGCCCGCAAGCTCGACGACACCAGCGCACTGGAGTCCTGCAGCTGGGGGCTGTTCCAGGTCATGGGCTACCACTGGGAGCGGCTGGGGTTCGATAGCGTGCAGGCTTTCGCTGACGCCATGCGCCAAGGCGAGGATCACCAGCTATACACCTTCGTCCGTTTCATTCAGACGGACGCGGATCTGCTCAGCGCTCTGCAGGCCCGCGACTGGACCGCCTTCGCCCGCCGCTACAACGGCCCCGGCTACCGCAAAAACCAGTACGACACCCGACTGG